TGCACCGGCCGCCGCTCCGGCCGCTACGCCGCAGCAGACGACGTCGCGTGCGCGCGGCGCCCGGGCGTCAATCGCCAAGGGCTGGCAGGCAAAGGACGGTGGCAAGGCCGCTCGGGCGGCGGCGCGGTCTTTCGTGCAACGCAGCCTGCGCGCTGTCCAAAAGCCAGCACTTCCGAGCGATGACGTGGTGACGGTTGCGAGTCCTGGTCCTGGCATCCGGGCATCGTGGAAGACCGACACCGGAGAGATGACCATCGACCCCGTAGTCGCGCAGCAGTTGTCGGAGGCCACGGCAGAGCTCGCCAAGGGAAGCGGCGCCCAGCTCACGGACCTACACCGAAAGTCCATAAACACCCTCTTTCACGAGACCATTCATGGCCACGGGCCGGAGATCTTCTACGCGCTGTCCGGCCTGCTGGTGGAGGAGGTGGTGACGGAGGTCCTCTCCCGCCGTACTACCCGGAAGCTGCTCGGCATCAAGGGCCGCCCCCAGGGAAGCGACGTGCTTGGACTGCCAGAAGTGTCGAAGAAGACAGGCCAGTGGGCGCCGGTGAGCAACCTTCTGCGGTCCTATGACGACATGATCGCCGTGGTCTGCTCGCGCTTGCAGGTGCTGACCGGATGGTCGGAGGCCAAGGTGCTGCGCGTGCTCGAAGAGACGGCTATCGCCTACAAACGCCGCACGGACTCGGTGCCCCGCCCCGCGTCGGCGGCTCGTCTTTTTGCCGACGTCGTGCCAGGCTTGAAAGCCTACGAGCGTACGGTCCTGGCGACCGAGCTCGAGCGCATTGGCTGGACGATAAAATGAGGGCAGTGGAGCTGTACGACAACGTCCAGAAAGACGACCCCGCAGGCGCGGAGGCGATTGCGCTCGCCTACCTCGACGAGACGGGCGAGCTCCCCGAGAACGTCTGGTATTCGCTCGGTGCCCTGCAGCGCGACCAGTCTGCGATGTGGAAGCGGCTGCTCGGGCTGCGCGAGCAGCACTTCCGAGCCCGCGGCATCGAGGCGCCGAAGTACGCAGGCGGCTGGCAGTAGAGCGGGCCTCCTCACCGACCTCTAAGGTCGAGGCGTGCCCGCGCGCTACGACTTCTCGCGTCTGCCGACGAAGGGCCGGCGCACCTCGCAGGGCTTCCTGCGCGTCGACGGCCATCCGACTCGCGTAGGCGTCTTCAATTACAGACGCGCCGACGGTACGACCGTGCGCGAGCTCCGGCCACCCGACGAGGTGTTCCGCGAGGACTCGCTGGCGAGCCTGCGCGGCGCGCCCGTCACCGACCTGCACCCGCCCGAGATGGTGAAGCCCACCAACGTGCGCAGCTACGGCGTAGGCCACGTCGGCGATGACGTGCGTCGCGACGGCGACGGCGTGCACGTCGCTGCCTCGATGACGGTGGTTGATGCGCACATGATCGACGGCGTCGAGCGCCGCGATCGCGTCGAGCTGTCGTGCGGCTACGACTGCGCGATCGAGGTGGCGTCGGGTCGCTTCGACGGCTCGCTGTACGGTCCGCACGTCACGACCGGTGAGCCCTACGACGCCATTCAACGGCGCATCGTCTACAACCACGTAGCGCTCGGGCCGGAGAACTGGGGACGGCAGGGCAAGGACGTGAGGCTGAAGCTCGACGCCAAGGGAGATCTCGACCTGGGCGCCGAGGGCGCGGTCCTCGAAGAGTGCTTCGACGCGTCCGGGTCTCCTGAGCCGCCGGTAAGTTATGTATCGCACCCACCGTCACCCGGAGCGCGCAAGCCGATGGACCTGATCACGATCCGAATCGATGGCGTCGACTACGAGATCCCCAAGGCGCTGGCACCCCACGTCGGCAAGGCGCTGCTCGTGCGTGACGAGCAGATCACGCAGCTGACCTCGGAGCGCGACAAGGCGGCAGGTCGCGCAGACGGCCTCGAGAAGGACGTGGCGGACGGCAAGAAGAAGATCACCGAGCTCGAGGATCCCAAGCGGCTCGACTCCCTCGTGGCGGCCCGCACCGCGGTCGTCGCTGCGGCCGCGAAGGTTCTCGACAAGGACTACAAGTACGACGGTCTCACCGATCGCCAGGTCCGCGAGGCGGTGCTCAAGAAGCTCGACGACAAGCTCGACCTCACGGGCAAGAGCGACGACTACGTGTCGGCGCGCTTCGACGCGGAGACGGCGGACGAGAAGGTCACCAAGCGCACCACCGACCGCAACGACAGCGCGCGCCGCGCGCTGAACGACAAGAGCGATCGATCGGCCGGCGCGCGCAAGGACGACAAGGACGCCGCCGACAAGCGTCGGCAGGACGCCGAAGAGCAGCGCACGCGCGCCTGGGCGCACACCTGGTGATCTGACCGCGCGCACGGTCCCGATACGAACCACGACAGGAGAGAACCGATGCCGCAGCTCAGCTACAGCGAAGCCCCCGCAGCCGGAATGGCTGGCGGCGATGTCGATACGGGATTGAGCGAGGTGATCTCCCGCGTGCTGACCACGCAGAAGCTGGTCGAGATCACCGTCGACGCCACGCCGGCCGATGGCGCCTACACGGTGACGATCAACGGCGTCGAAAAGGCGAGCTTCACGGCCTCGACCAGCACCACGCAGCAAGTGCGCGACGGGCTGCTGTCGGACCTGCAGGCGGCCTCGGGCGATTTCACGGCCGAGGGCTCGAGCACGAACAAGATCCTCGTCGAGAACACCAGCGAGGACGCGGACATGACGGTGGCGGTCGCCGGCGGCTCGTCCGACATCACGGCCGCGACGCTCGTCGCGCAGGGCCAAGAGGTGCCGTTCGGAATCGGCGTCGTCACAGATCCCCGCGCAGCCTCGCAGGCCGAGCAATGCCGACTGCCGCGTCTCACGGGAGAAATCACGGCCGGCACCTTCCTGGGCGTCGCTCGCTGCGACACCGCCCGCGAGGCCAACGCCGGCGGCTACAAGGACGGCGACGCGATCTCGATCAAGCACCGCGGTCGCATCTGGGTGAACACCGAGGGCACGGTCAACGAGGGCGGCGCCGTGTACTGCCGCTACGCCTCGGGCTCGGGCGGATCGCAGCTCGGCGCGTTCCGGGCCGACGCCGACACCACGACTGCGGCACTGGTGCCCAACGCGAAGTTCTGCAAAGGCCGCACCGGCGCCGGTCTGGCGCAAATCGAGCTCCTCTAATCGAGCGCTAGGCGGGCGGGCACCACAGCCACAGCCACACTCACACGAGGCATTCGAAATGACCGAGGAACAGCTCCAGCAACTGCTCTCGACCTACCTCACGTCCGAGTTCCGTCTCGACGCGAACGAGACGGCCGTGCTCGTGCGCGAGCTGATGCACAAGCTCTCGATCGAGACGGAGGTCGGCTACACGCCGCTCCGCTCGCTGCTGTACTTTCCGATCAACACCGAGATCGATCCGGGCGCCGAGACGTACAGCTACGACGAGTGGGACCAGACGGGCGTTGCGAAGATTATCGCCAACTACGCCGACGACCTGCCGATGGTGGACGTCGTGGTGAGCGAGGTCACGGGCAAGATCCGATCGCTCGGCGACGGCTACCAATACAGCCGCCAGGACCTGCGGGCCGCAGCGAAGAGCGGGCGACCGCTTCCGGCGCGCAAGCGCCTCGCGGCGCGTGCGGCTGTCGATCGCCTGATCGACCGCATCGCAGCGGTGGGCGACGCGCCCTCGAAGCTGCGCGGCGTGCTCACGCATCCGAACCTGCCCATCCTGGGGGCAGCCGCTCCCGGCACCGGTTCCGACTCCAAGTGGAACGGCGGCGACAAGACCGCCAAGGAAGTGCTTTCCGACATGATGGCGCTCGACGCCGAGGTCGGCCTCAACACGCACGAGAATCGCTTCAGCGACTCGCTGCTGCTGCCTCCCACGCGGCTCGCTTACATCTCGGGCACGCCCTACGGCGCGGCCGAGAACAGCGATTCAATCCTCACGGTGTTCAAGAAGAACGCCCAGAACATCCGCAACATCGCCTCGTGGCACAAGCTCGAGACGGCCGGCGAGGACGGCGGTCCCGCCGCGCTCACGTACTGGAACAACCCCCAGGCGCTGCAATTCATGCTGGTGCTTCCCTTCACCGAGTACGAGCCGCAGATCAAGGGTCTCGCCTTCCAGGTGCCGTGTGAGGCGCGCGTCGGCGGCATGGCCATCTACGAGCCGCTGTCGCTCGCGCGCATGGACGGCATCTGATTCCCGGGCTCGAGCTCGCATGCCGGCCCCGCAAAGGAGATCGTTCCCATGGCTGACCTCGTGAAGGTCCGAAACACGCAACCGAGGGTCCTCTCGATGGTCTTCGGCAAGCTGCCCGGCGAGAAGGTCGGCGGCGCGGTGAGGCTCGTCCCCGGAGAGAACCCCGTCTCGACGGGGCTCGCCGCTCGCGCGCTCGGCAACGCGCAGTTCGCGTTGTGGCAGCGCAAGGGCTGGGTGGTCGTCACGATGACGGCAGCCCTGACGGCGCACCTCGAAGCGACGCGCACGCCTGCCGAGCGGACCGCGAAGGACGCGGCGCGCAACGAAGCGCAGCGCCTGGGCGACAAGCAGGACGACGCCGAGGGCGGCGTGGTCGACCTGGCGGCCTTCCGGGCGATGGCCGCCAAGGCGGCCATCGAGCACGTGCGGTCGAGCAACGACGTCGACCAGCTCGAGGCGTTCCTCGGCGCAGAAGAGCGCGTCAGCGTCACCAAGGTGCTGCTCGCGCGACTGCGCGAGCTCGAGGGCGACCCGCAGGCCGGACCGGAGTCGGGAACCAGCCCGAAGAGCTGAAGCGTGCCGACGCTGCTGACCAGCGCGACCTTCCTATCCCGGTTCCCCGAGTTCGCGAACGCGCCGGGGACGGTGGTTGCGGCGGCGATCGACGAAGCGCACCGGGTCGTCTTCGCCGCGGTGTGGGGCGAGCGCAGCTACGAGGGAGCGGGCTATTACGCCGCGCACGTGGTGGCGTCGAGCCCACTCGGGGAGCGCGCAAAGCTAGTGCGAAAAGACGGCAGCACGCTCTATCTGGACGCGTATCTGCGCCTCAGGCGGCTGACCTACCGGGGCCCGGTGGCGCTCTGATGTCCCTCGTGGAGCGCGACCGAGGATGGGCACAGCTGGTGCGCGCTGCAGGCCAGCGCGGCGAGCTTACGGTGGGGATCCAGGGCACAGAGGCCGGCGCCCAGCACCGAGGATCGACGCTCACCAATGCGGAGATCGGCGCCGTCCACGAATACGGCGCGACGGTCGGCAGTACCGTGATCCCGCAGCGATCCTTTCTGCGATCCACGGTGGACCGGCACCAGACGCGCTACCTCGGGATCCTGCGAGCGGTGGGGGCAGCGGCGTTGTCCGGCAATGGCACTCTGCGCGACGGACTGGAGTTGCTCGGCGAGGTCGTCGTCGGTGATGTCAAGCAGGCGATCGCCGACGGGATTGCTCCGCCCAATGCACCCGCAACTGTGGCCCGCAAGGGCTCGAGCACGCCTCTCATCCACCACGGCCAGCTCCGAAACTCCATCAGCTCAGAGGTCAAATGACCGCCCAATGGAGTACGCTCTATGAAGCGCTACGGGCCTGGATCGAGTCGAGCACGGCGCCGCAGCAGATCCCGGTGCTGTGGCAGCACGAAGCAGCGGCGGTGGTTTACAAGCCCTATGCCGAGCTCAGCATCGTGAGCGTCCGTCAGGACGGTGCAGACTCGTTGACACTCGCTGACCCTGGAGACGGGAGCGACTTCCACGCCACGTCCTGCGGGCTCCGCCTGGTCGCTGTGCAGTGTCGAATCGTCTCGCGGGAGCAAGACCCGAGTAGCTTCGCGCTCGAATGGGCGGATCGCCTACAGGCATCGGCTCTGCTGCCGAGCACGATCGACTGGCTCGCAGGGCAGGGCGTTGCGCTGCTCGGCATGGGCGACATCTCGATCCTCGCCGACGACGTGCTTGGCCGCCTCGAGCAGCAGGCGCTCTTCGATCTCGAAGTGGCATTTGCCGTGCACCACGCTGTGGGGACGCTCGGTTGGTTCAACCGCGTGCGGGTCTCCTCAGACCTCCGTAACATCGACGGCGACGCGCTTCCCGCGAATCTGCAGGTCGCCGGCAAGCTGATAGGACCGCCACCATGAGCCTCGACACGCTGGTCCAAGTCACGATCGACAAGGAAATCGCGAGCCTCACGCGCGCAGGCTTCGGCGTGCCGCTGATCGCCGCGTACCACACGGTGCAGATCGGCCAGCGGGTGCTCACGTACGATGCCGCCGACGCCCTCGAGGCGATGGTGGCGGACGGGTTCGCGGTCACGAGCGCGGCCTACCTGGTCGCGCAAGCGGTGTTGTCCCAAAACCCGAAGATCACCACGCTGAAGGTCGGCCGCCGCGCGACGGCGCCGGTGTTCACCTATAGGCTCACGCCGAAGAGCACCGCCGAGGGCTTCGTGTACCTGTTCGACGTCGACGGCACCGAGATCACCTACACGGTGCCGGGCAGCGCGTCGGTGGCGAGCATCATCGACGCCATCCAGCCGATGATCGACGCGCTCGCTGGCGTCGCTTGCGCGGACAACACCACGCACATGACCGTTACGACGGTCGCGACCGGCGACCTCGCGTCGATCCGCAGCACGCACCTGCACAGCGAGCTCGGCGTCGAGAACCTGACTGCAGATCCTGGTCTCGCGGCGGACCTCGCGGCCATCACGGCCGAGGACCCGGCGTGGTACGGCCTCCTGCTCGACAGCAACGGCGCGGCCGAGGTGTTGGTCGCTGCTGCTTACGCGGAGGCTCGCCAGATCCAGTTCGTGGCGACGCTGTCCGACAGCGAGATCAAGGACTCGACCGTCACCGACTGCATCCTCAGCCAACTGGTGGCTGCGGGTTACGTCCGCACGGTGCCGATCTACAGCGAGAACAACCTGCAGTACGCAGGCGCCGCGTGGATGGGGGATCGCTTCCCGAGCGATCCAGGCAGCGACACCTGGGCCTTCAAGTCGCTCGGCGGTGTGACGGTATCAGCGCTCAAGACCTCCGAGCGCACCGCCATTCACGACAAGGGCGGCAACTACTACTACGAGGTTGCGGGCAAGTCGATTGCCTTCCCGGGGCTCAGCGCCGGCGGCGAGTTCGCCGACATCACGCGATTCGTCGACTGGTTGCACGCGCGCATCCAAGAGGACGTTTTCGCCGAGCTCGTGAAGCGGGTGAAGATCCCCTACACGGATGCTGGCGCGGCGATCTTGGTCAACGTGGTGCACGCCCGCCTCGGCAATGCGGTCGACGTCGGCGGCCTTGCTGACGATCCTCCCTATAGCGTGACGGCCAAGAAGGTCGCGGCGATGTCGTCGGTCGATCGTGCTGCGCGCGTCGGTCCCGACATCGCCTTCACCGGCCGCTGCGCTGGTGCGATTCACACGGTGCAGATCCAGGGCAAGGTGGCGGTGTGACGCTCAAGCTGCGCAACCCCAAGAAGCTGACTTTCGTGTGGGCCGGTCTCACGATCGAGGGGTTCGCCGATGAGAGCTTCGTCGAGATCTCTCGCGAGGCCGACGCCTTCACAGACTCGGTCGGCGCGACCGGCGACGTCACGCGCGAGCAAACGAACGACGACCGCGCCACCGTCACGCTGCGCCTCACCGACACGCACCCGGACAACGGCGCGCTGACGGCGGTGCACGCCGCCGACAAGCTCGAGGGCGGCGGCGCTGGCGTCGCGCCGCTGTATATCAAGGACGAGCTCGGCCACGATCTGCACACCGCCAAGGAGTGCTGGATCGCGCGCGGCCCCGACCCGAAGTACTCGAAGACGTCGGGCACGAACGAGTGGAAGTTCCGCTGCGCACACCTGGTCTCGATCAGCGGCGGCAGCTGATGGCCCTCGAAGCGCACGAGCGCCGCATCGGCGAGCACAGCTATCGCGTCACGCAGCTCCGGCTCAACGATGCGCTGAGGCTCTTGCCGATCGTGCTGCGGGTCGCTGGCCCGACGCTCGCCGCGGTGCTCGATGGCCGCAAGACGCTGGGGGAGATCACCGAGACGGAGGTCGACATCGGAGGCGCTGTCTCGGAGTTCGCGCGCTCTCTCTGCGCTGCGGATCTGATCGAGCTCTCGGACGCGTTCGCGAAGAGCGGCGCATTCCAGAACGCCACGGGCGCGTGGATCCCGCTCGACAGCCAGGCACAGCTGCACTTCCCGCCGCGCTACCAGGAGTGGCTCGGCTTTGTGCTGTTCGCGATCGGGGTGAACTTCGCGAGTTTTTTAGGCGGCGTGGTGAACGTGAGGGCCGCCATCGAGTCGTTCCGAAAGGGCCCAGTCGTCCAGTCCCCGACCGGCTCAACTGGGACTTCTGGCGGATCCTAACCTCGGAGCGCGTGCACGTGACCCTGCACGAGCTCGAGACGCACTGGTCGCTCGACGACATGCTCGACGCGCACGACGCGCTCGACCTGTTTGACGCGCTCGAGGCCGATGCGCAGCGGGAGGCTGAGCAGTGATCGTCCGCGAGCTCATTGCGCTGTTCGGCATCCAGCTGGACGGCGCGTCGGTGCAGCGTGCGGACGCGGCATACGCAAAAATACGCAACACCGTCAAGCAGGCCGATGTAGCGGTGCGCGACGCCAACGGCCGCCTGCGTGACGCCCGCGGGCGCTTAATGGGCGTAGGTGGTGCTGCGGCGGCCGCGGGCTCGAGCCTCGCTGGCGTTGGCGCGCAGGCGCAACGCGCGGGCGGGATGTTCGCCGGGCTGCGCGGCAACCTCGACGGCGTAGTAGGCCTCTTCGGTGGCGTGGCGCTGCTGCACGGCGTGCGGCGCGCGGCCGCGGGAATGATCGACCTGGCCAGCGACGCGGTCGAGACCGAGAACGTGATCGATCAGTCGTTCGAGGCGCAGGCCGATCAAGTGCGGCAGTGGAGCCGCACCATGAGCGTCGAGGTCGGCCGCAGCGAGTTCACGCTGCGCGGCTTCGCGGCCACCATGGGGGCGATGCTGCGGCCTATGACGGGCTCGAGCGAGGCCGCGGCCGAGATGTCGACCACGATCGCAAAGCTCGCGATCGACCTCGCGAGCTTCTTCAACACGGCCGAATCAGATGCGTTGATCGCGCTGCGCGCTGGGCTCGCGGGCGAGGCGGAGCCCCTCCGACGCTTCGGTGTGGTGCTGCTCGATGCGACGCTGCAGGAGTTCGCGCACGCACAGGGAATTCGCAAGAAGGTGCAGGAGATGAACGTCGCGGAGAAGACCGAGCTCCGCTACCAATTCATCTTGTCCAACACCGTGAAGGCGCAGGGTGACGCCGCGCGCACCGCGCACGAGTACGCCAACGCCTCGCGCGCCGCGAAGGACCAGGTCAAAGACCTGATGACTCGCATCGGCACGCAGTTTTTGCCGATCGGCAAGCGCTTCTGGGCGGTCGTGCGCAACCTCACCCGCGGCTTCGGCGACCTCGCGCGCAACAGCAACCTCGCGCTCGTGGCGATCGGCGCGCTGGCGGCCAGCGCTCTCGTGATGGGCATCGTCATGCTGGCGCCGTTCCTGCCTGCCATCCTGGCGGGCGCCAAGCTGGCGGCTGTGCTCTTCCTGGTTGGCCTCGCGGTCGACGACATCATCACGTTCTTCCGAGGGGGCAAGAGTGTGATCGGCGAGGTGGTCGACAAGCTCTTCGGGCTCGGTTCGTCCAAGCGTTTTCTCGACAACTGGAACCTCGGACTCGAAGAGTTCGTGCGGTTGGTGCGCGAGGCAGAGCAGTGGTTTTCGGAGATCGACAAGCACTTCGTGAACTTCCTAAGGGACCTGCCGATCATCGGAGCGCTGATCGACAAGCTGCTGCCGAAGACGGGCGAGAGGCCGAAGCTCGAGCCGCCTAGCCCGGCTAGCCCGGTTGTGCGACCGCAGCTACCTGTTCAAGGGACACGCCCGATCATCAACACTGGCACGGACGTGAGAGCCGTAGCGGAACAGGCGGTGGTACAGGCCGTCTCCGGGGCGATCGTTGAGACTGTCGGCGGCGTCTGGGGTGCGATGCGCAAAGCCGTGGTCGACGTCTTTACCGGCGCCACGGGTGGCAGAGGCGCAGGGCCTTCGTCCCTGCGCTCTCACCTCGGCGGCGGCGTGCCTCTCGCCCTGCGTGCCCCTTCTGTCTCGCCCCGAGTTGTAGAGCAGAAGGTGATCGCCAACACCACGATCAACGCCTCGCCCAAGGATGCGCCTGCGATCGGGCGTGCCGCCGAGGAAGGGCTCGGGCGCGCGCTGCGCGACGCCAAAGAAGCGCTGAGCGAGGAGGTCGACTGATGCCCGACCTCGCAGCGCTCGCTGGTGATGCGCTTGGGCTGGGCGTCACCTTCAAGAGCAAAAACGCCCACATCGGTGGCGTCTGGATCGACTGCACGGTGTCCGAGCGGCATCGATTCACGGCCGAGGTGACCACGCACCCGGTCGAGAGCGGCAGCGAGGTGACGGACCACGTGGTGGCGCAGCCCGACGAGATCACGCTCGATTGTGTGATCAGCAACAAGCCCGTGCGGCCCCCGGAGTCGCACGCGAACGGCACCCGCCCGGTAATCACGACCGTCGAGGTCCCCCCCGTCAACGCGAAACTGCCGTTTGGGCTTGGCGAGGCCGCCGTGCGGGTCGGACCGCTCGGCGAGCTCGCCATCAAGGAGTCGCGTGAGGCGAGCGTGCTCGGCTTCGATCCCGACTTCGACCGCGTCAAGGACTGCTTTAACGAGTTGCTGGCCATCAAAGAGCAAGGGCGGCTCGTCACCGTCCACACCTCGCTGATCGATTATTCCGACATGGTCATCACCGACCTCGACGTGCCGGCAGACGTCACCACCTTCACCTCGCTGCGCTTTCAGGTGTCGCTGCGGCACGTGCGGATCGTGCAGCGCGAGGTGAACGAGAGCTCGCTGGGGTCACCCGCCAGCTCCGAGGCACGCGCCGAGAAGCAGGTCAGCAAGGGCAAGCAGACGACCAAAGAGCCGCCGGTCGAGGTAGAGCAGAGCGCTCTGCATGCCTTGGGTGAGGCGGGAGGGCTGTTCTGATGCCACACCTGATCCCGCTATCGCCTGGCGTGCCCCACTACACGCAGCGCACGAGCCTCGACGGTCGCGAGTACCAGCTCGAGCTGCAATGGAATCAGCGCGAGGCCCGTTGGTACCTCGGCCTGGCCGACGAGCACGGCGAGTCCATCCACCGGTGCAAGCTCGTGCTCGACTGGCCGCTCTTGCGGCGTGTGCGGGGCACGCGTCGCCCGCCCGGCTCGCTGGTGGCGGTCGACGCGACGGGCAGCATGCTGCCGCCCACGCTCGACGACCTCGGCACGCGCGTGCAGCTGGTCTACGTCGACGTAGAGGAGCTCGCGCTGCAGAACCCGGGGGGCTAACGCGTGGCCGCTCAGCAGCTCTTTCGGCGCGCCTGCCGGGTCACGGTGGGGAGCCTCGTGCTCGAGCGGCTGCGCGTCACCTTCGAGGTCGACAAGTCGCTCGAGCCCGAGCCCAACACGGCCGAAATCCGGGTCACGAACCTGAACGGCGACCACCGCAAAGAGCTGCAGGAGGCAGGCGGGGCAGTCGTGCAGCTCGAGGCCGGCTACGCGGCGCCGGAGGTCGCGCCCGACGTGAACGCGGCACTGGCCGGCATCGGGCTCGAGCCCACGGAGTCGACGCTGCCGAAGATCTTCCTCGGACAGATGCGCCAGGCCTACAGCTACCGCGAGGGGCCGGACTGGGTGACGGTGCTGTCTAGCGGCGACTCCGAGCAGGAGCAGCGCAGCAACCGCGCCAGCCTTTCGTTCCGGCCCGGCGTGCGCTTGATGCAGGTCTTCGATGCGCTGATCAAAAAGACCGGTTTGTCTGCCGGCAACGCCTTCGGGGAGCTGAACGGCAAGCTGCTTTTCGACCAGACGGCCGGCCCGCTCGCGATCGCCGGCAACGCCATGCAGGAGCTGCAGAAGCTCTCTCGCTCGTTCGGCCTGCAGGTGTCGGTGCAGGATGGCGAGCTGCAGATGCTCGAGCAGGGCAAGCCGCTGCGGGCCGGCGCCATCGTGCTGGGCCCGGGCACCGGCTTGATCGGCAGCCCCGAGCCGGCCAGCGACGGCTTGATCAAGTTCCGTGCGCTGCTGCAGCCCGACATCTTCCCCGGCCGCGCCGTCGAGCTCGAGGCCGCGCACGCGCAAGGACGCTATCGCGTCGAGCAGGCCACCTACCTGGGCGACACACACGGCGGCCCCTGGTACGTCGACTGCGAGGGCAAATCGGTATGACGGCAGGCACCACCCCCACCCTCACCGAGGTGATCCGCTCCGCACTCGAGGCCTTCCGGCGCTCGCTCCACACCGCGCTGCCCGGTCGCATCGTCTCGTACGACTCCGCGCGTCAGGTTGCCGACGTCGAGATCCAGATCGAGCTGGCGCTGCCGAAGCGCGACGGCACCACCACGCACGAGCAGCTGCCGAAGCTGCGCGACGTGCCGATCGGACATCCCGCCGGCGGCGGCTACTTCGTGCACCTGCCGCTCGCCCCGGGCGACTTCGTGTGGGTGATGTTTTCGGAATGCTCGCTCGAAGCCTTCATCGGCGACGGGAAGATCCACCGGCAGAAGGACCTGCGGACGCACGGGCTCTCGGGCGCGTACGCGATCCCGGCGCTGTCACCGGCCGAGCCCAACAAGCTCGGCGCGCAACCATCGGGCAAGCTCGTGCTCCGCCGCGAGGACGGCCCAGCGATCGCGATCGACGAGGACTACGTGCACCTCGGCGACGTGTCGGCAGATGATGCGGTCGCGCTCGCGGGCAAGGTGCATTCTGCGATCTCGACGATGCTAGGCACAGGAGTCGGCGCCACCGGCTCGGAGGCCTTCGCTGCCGCGAAGATTGCATGGGACGCGGCCGTGCTGACTCCCGCGGGCAGCGTCGCAGCCTCGAAGGTCAAGGCCACCTAGAGGGGTCCGGGCCTCCTCAGCCGCCGGTACGTTGCTCGCAGAGGATCGAGCGTGCCCACTTACGGCGTCACCGACACAGGCTTCAGTCGCAAGCCGCTCGCCGTGATCCTCGCGGAGATTGAGGCCGACCAGAAGGCCACGATAGACCCGACGCTCGACGTGTCGGCGCACTCGGTGCTGGGCCAAATGAACGGCGTGATGGCCCGCAAGCTCTCTGAGCTGTGGGAGCTCGCAGAATCGGTCTACGCCGCGGGCGATCCGGACCAGGCCGAGGCAGCGCAGCTCGACGCTATCGCGGCGCTGACGGGCTCGATCCGCAAGGACGCCGAGCGCAGCACCGTGGAACTCACGCTCGCTCTCGATGCGGCGACGACGGTGCCGGCCGGCAGTGTGGTGAGCGTCGACGGCAACCCCGGCGCGCGCTTCATCACGCTCGAGTCCGTGACGTCGATCGGCGCCGGCGACTATGATGTCGCGGCGGAAGCCGAGTCGCCCGGCCCAATCGTTGCTAACGCCGAGACCCTCACGGTGATCGAGACATCGGTCGGCGGCTGGAACGCGGCCACGAACGTGCTCGACGCCGAGCTCGGCGACAGCACGCCCGAGTCCGACGTGCTGTTCCGCGCGCGCCGCGAGGCCGAGCTCGCGCAAGCGGGTGGCGGCACCGTCGACGGCATCCGCGCCGACCTGATTGCGCTCGACGACGTCGAGGACGCGGTGGTGAGAGAGAACACCTCGCACATGTTCGATTTCCAGACCGGGCTACCACCTCACAGCTTCGAAGCGACCGTGCAGGGCGAGGGCGAAGGGCTCGCGACGACGATCGGCCACTCGATCTGGAGCAACAAGCCGGCTGGCATCTACTCGCACGGCGAGGAAGAGATCGAGGTGCAGGACTCGCAGGGCGACGAGCAGACGGTGCGCTACACGCCTTCGAGCTTGGTTGAGATCTGGGTCGGCATCGCGGCAACGGTCGAGGTCGGAGCGGGCGTGAGCGGGCTCGTGCTCCGCGACGCCGTTCGAGCAGCCGTGCACACGCCCGAGCGCAACGGCTACTGGGGGCTCGGCGACGACGCGTTCCGGTCGCGCGTGCTGTGCGCGGTGCTGAATGTGCCGGGCGTGCTCGATGCCGTCGTCGGGATTGGCGAGACCGAGGTCACGGCTGGCTCGACCGGTGTGGCGTCGGTCGCGATCGGACCAACGCAGTACGCGAGGCTGAGCACCGAGGCAGAGGACGACCGCTTCCGAATCACGCTGAACGGGAGCCCGGCATGACGCTGGCCCGCGTCGACAACCACGTCGAGGACGGGTTGCGGCTGCCGCTCGCGCAGTTCCGCGGGCTGCCGGTCTTCGAGGCTCTGTTGAGCAGCTTGCTCAAGCAGGTGCAGGAGATCGAGGACGCCCTGTGGGACGTGCTGGTGCGTACGCAGCTGCCGCTCGCAGCAGGCGTGCAGCTCGATCGCCTCGGTCGCATCGTCGGGCAGCCTCGCCAGGGGCGCGGCGACGAATCCTACCGGATCTGGATCGCGGCGAGGGTCATGGTCAACCGCTCGAGCGGACTAGCCGAGCAGGTGATCGCTATCGTCGAGAAGCTCGTCGAGGGCAAGGACCTGGAGCTTCGTGAAGAGCCGCCGGCGGCCTTCACGATCGATGTGCAGGAGCCGATCACGGAGTTGGACGGTGTCGAGATCGCGAAGATCTTGCAGCGCGCGCGCGCGGCTGGCGTGCGTGGCCTGCTCGAGTGGTTCAGCGAACCTATCGACGAGGTGTTCGCGTTCTCGGATGACGGCACCGAAGTCTTCGATGACCTCGGGCGCGGGCTGACCTACGGCGCGCTCGCCAGCGTGAGCGATGGCGAGGTGACATGAGCGAGGTGACATGAGCGAGAAACGACCAGAGGAGCTGCCGCGGTTCGCCGATGAGGCGGCCGCTGGATATCCGGGAGCCGTCGAGCCGACCGAGCTGCTCAAAAATCGCGGATACCCCAACGGCTATCGACCGCCAGCCGGCTACTTCAACTGGTTCCAGCAGCACCACGCAAGGTGGCTGCGGTTCCTCGAGGCGAACCTCTACCTTCCGCAGCTCGACATCGCGACCAGCGTGGTGGTGAGCGGTACGACAACGATGCTGGACGATGTCTGCTATGGGCCGGGCGCTGGTGCCAGTAAGACCGGCATGTTCGCCGCGGTCGGGAAAAACAGCTCCACCCAAGGTCTCTTGTGCCGCAGCCTGTACGGCGACGAATGGACCTCTACCGTGCTCACGGGCATGATTGCGCGCGGCATCGCGCATGGAGGCGCGGGGGATTTCGGCGACCGCAAGCTGATCTTCGTCGGCTACGTGAGCGCGAGCGTGCTCGAGGGGCGCATCCGCACGGTGCCGGCCAACTCACTCACCGGCACTGATTTCACCAACCCATCACCCGACACCTCACCAGCGCCGGGCTTCCTGACGGACGTGGTGTGGAACGGCAACATCTGGTGCGCGGTCGGCGTGTCGACAACCGAGTCGCCGGTGCTGCAACGCGGCACGGACGACGGCGAGACCTGGGAGAGCCTCACCCCCGTCGCGTTTGGCGGCGGACTCACGGGAGGCTTCTCGAGGGTGCTTGCGCTCGGCACTCGCATCCTGGCGCTCGGCACCGATAGCGGCGGTAGCGGACGGGCACAATACAGCGACGACGATGGGGAGACCTGGACGCAAGCTACGGTCGAGCCCGGCCTGGTCGGGATCTCGAGCGCGTGCTGGTGCTGGGACGAGGGTGAGGGCGAGCCCTCCCCGGTCGTGCTCGTCACGACGCTGAACGGGCAGCTCTGGCGCAGCGAGGACGCCGGCGAGACATGGTCGGTCGCGCAGATCGAGGTCGGTGCGCGCTACGACGGCGAGCAGAGCCGCGCGCCCGCGTTCTACTACGCATCGGGCCTCTGCCACAGCAACGGCGTCACGACTTGCATCGCTCGCGACGAAGACACCTCGCAGGATTGGTTGCTGGCGAGCTTCGATCTCGGCGTGAGCTGGCGCGCTGCGCTGCGGCTGCCGGATCGATACAAGTGGCCCGCGTCAGCGACCGACGGCAACCGCAACGTTCTGGTGGGCGGTACCGACGCAGAGAACACCTACGTGATCCTGCCCACCTCACGCGGACCGATGCGTCTGCCAAAGCCATAGGAGCCGCGTGTCGCTTCATCGAATCGGACAGCTAGCCACGACCGCCCTCGCCGTGGGCATCTACGCGCTGTCGTCCTGGCCGCCGCTCGCGCAGGTGAGCGCCGCGCTGATGCTTGCACTCTCGTGCCCAGCATGTGCCGGAGAGCTGCCCCAGCTAGTAACCGCAAACGCCATGGCGAGCGAGGTCCTCACCTGGGTGGACGCGATCGAGCGCTTCATCGGCGATCGCGCCGATGCCTCGATCACCGGCTCGCTCGAGCGCGTGCGCGGCGCAGCTTCCGCGCTTCAGCATGCCTCTCGAGGACGTGAGTCCATTGAGCGCGGCGATCTCGCGGCCGCCAAGACGGAGATGCGTCGCGCTCTCGATGTCATGTACGCGCTCGTGAGGCCGGTGGGCATCAGGTCCGGTCCACTCCTCGATGGCCTATGCGGAGCAAGTCCAGACGGTGCCGAGCTCGTGGTGCCGACGGCCGACGAACTCATGACGGAGGCGCCATGAGCATGCGCGATGACCGCTTTGCGAAAGCGCAGACCGACCCGAACCCGCGCGCGATGACGCAACACCACGAGCCCACAGCCGGCGAGCTGCACCGCTCCATCGGGTACGTCGAAGCCAAGGTCGATCGGTTGCTCCGCGAGCTCGACGGCGAGGGCGATCGCTTGGGGGTGCGCGCGGCTACGATCGCCTTACGCAAGACGATCAGCGACCTCGACACTGACCTCGGCGCGCAGCGTCGCGAAATCTTCGAGCGCTTGAGCGAGGTCAAGACAGAGCTGCTGGAGCGCATCACAGGACTCGAGCGAGCGTTGAGGGTGCCCGCGTGGCACCGGTGGATATATCTGTTATGCGCCATTGCTGGCGCTGGCTCGTTGCTGGCTGTCACCATGCGCGTAGGAGAATGAACAAATGTCGCTAGGCAAACTCACGATGGGACACTTGCTCAACTGGCTGTTCGGCAAGGGCTCTCCCACCACACCCGCTGGAGTGCTCTGGGTGTCGCTCCATACGGGCGACCCAGGCAGCGACGGCCAAGCCGCCAACGAGGTGACGGGCTCCGGCTATGCCGCCAAGGCCACGTCGGCCTCCGACTGGTCGGTCGCAACGGATGCGGACCCATGCGTGGTCGCGAACGCAACTGAGATCGAGTTCGCCGCTGCTACTGGATCATGGTCGAGCGGAGCGTCGATCACCCACTTCGGTCTGTTTCGTCATGCAACCACTCGCACGGAGGCGAACTTTGTCGGGCGCGGTGCGCTCGAAACCTCGCGGGTGATCACGACCGGCAACATTGCTCGATTCGAGGCCGGAGCGCTCACGTCGCGACTGCTCACCTGAGGCGCGAGCATGGCGGCGCAGATCTACCGGCACAGACCGTTTCGGTCCTCCGGTCCGCCGACGATCGGGACGCTCGTGCAGATGGCGTCTGCGCTGCGCGACCGCGTGTGGCGCACGCGCGGCACCAGGGTCGTCGTGGGCGACGTGAAGCTGCTGGCCGGCGCATGCTCGACGCGCTCGGAGGGCGCGGCGACGCTCACGGTCGTGAGGCTGCTGGCCGGCGCATGCTCGACGCGCTCGGAGGGCGC